AGTAAAAGGAGAGCATTTTCCAAGACAAACATTACGAGCAGAAAAATGTAATGAAAATGGAGAAATAGAAGCATACTACTACTATCACGATTGGGCAAAACTTAAAAGAAGTGATAAACCTAAAAGGATAGCAGCATTTGGATTCGGAAATGGTACTGAACCTGAAATAAAAATTATTAAAAAATACGTTTCAGGATATGATTATTATTGTCCTGTTGATTATCAAGGTGGTTTAGCTTATGCAGAACTAGAAAGTGAGGTATCTGATTACCTTATTAATGATGTACAAAATGGATTTAGTGGTACAAAGGTAGTAAACTTCAATAACGGAGTACCAGACCAAGAAAAACAAATACAAGTCAAGAACGATGTAATGCGTAAATTGACTGGTGCAAGAGGTGAAAAAGTAGTAATTGCATTTAATAATAATGCAGAATCTAAAACTACTGTTGATGACATTCCATTAAACGATGCACCTCAACACTACGAGTACCTTTCAAATGAATGTTCTAATAAGTTAATTGTAGCGCATAGGGTAACAAGTCCATTACTTTTAGGAATTAGAACTGAAAACAATGGTTTAGGCTCAAATGCAGACGAAATAAAGACCGCTGCGCTACTTTTTGACAACATAACTATAAAACCATACCAAGAACTAATTTGTGATGCCCTAGACGATATTTTAGCGGTTAATGGGATTAGTTTAAAACTTTACTTTAAGACTTTACAACCTTTAGCGTTTATTGAAACTGATAATGCTATTACTGACGAAGCTAGAGAAGAAGAAACAGGGGTAAAAGATGAATTAACATTATCTAAAGAAGAAAGTTTTGATGACAATGAAATGTTTGATTTACTTAGTGAATTTGGAGAAGAAGAAGATTTAGATAATTGGGAATTAGTAGACGAACGTGAAGTAGACTATGACCAAGAAGAAACATTAGATAAAATGATTGGTTTAGCTTCAACAGGAACTGCAAGACCAAATGCTAAAAGTGAACAAGATGGAGAAGCAGATAATATGCGTTTTAAAGTACGTTATCAATATGCACCATTAAAAACACAAGCAAACAGTAGAGAGTTTTGTAAGAAAATGGTAAGTTCTAAAAAGATTTATCGTAAAGAAGATATTACACAAATGAGTACTAAAGCTGTAAATGCAGGTTGGGGATTAAGTGGAGCAGCTACTTATGATATTTGGCTTTATAAAGGCGGTGGTGCTTGTCATCATTTTTGGATGCGTAAAACATATATGGCTAAAGATGTACAACCTGATGCAACTAATCCAAATGCAGAAGTAAGTGTAAACAAAGCAAAAAAGGAAGGTTTTAAACCTGAAACAAACGACCCTAAAGTGGCAAAACGACCAAAGGATATGCCTAATCAAGGATTTGTAAATAAATAAAAAATGGCAGAAGCATTATTAATAACTAGAAAAGACGTAGTAAAGTTTACTGCAATGAATGGTAATGTAGATACTGATAAATTTATTCAGTACATAAAGATTGCACAAGATATTCATATCCAAAACTACATTGGTACTGACCTTTACAACAAGATTCAAGCTGATATAGAAGGAAGTAGTTTAGCAGGAGACTATTTAGCACTCGTAAACGACCATATAAAGCCTATGCTGATACATTGGGCAATGGTAGAAATGTTACCTTTTATTTCATATACAATCGCTAATAAGGGCGTTTATAAGCATAGTTCAGAAAACTCTGAAAACGTATCAAAAGAAGAAGTAGATTTCTTGATGGAAAAAGAAAGGGATATTGCACAATATTATACGGATAGATTTATATCCTATATGAGTTTTAATGCAAGTTCAAAGTTTCCTGAATACTACACAAATAATAACGAAGATGTATATCCTGATAAGGATGCAAGTTTTGAAGGATGGGTACTGTAAAATATAAACCAAAGCAAGAAAACGTAAATAAGTTAAAACAGTATTTAGCTTATATAACAAAAACCAAAAAAAGTAATTGTACTATATATGGCAAACATTGAAGATTGGTACGGAAGAAATGGCATAGGTTGGGGAAAAACTTATGAGATTTCTTGGGCAGGTAACGTAAACGAAGCAAATAAATGGGGGTATATATATCCTTTTAACTTTGATGGTGGTGTTTTAACATCTGATTCATCTTTACTTTTTGCAGATACAACAGAATATAAAGCAGACGCAACAGAATTTTAATATATAAAAATGGCAAAACAAACAATTAACATAGGAACAACTGCCAACGATGGTACAGGAGACCCTTTAAGAACTGCCTTTGACAAGGTAAATGATAATTTTACAGAACTATATTCAGACGATGCAGGAGATGTAGGTTCAATAATTGCAGGTACAGGAATTGCAGTAGACCAAGCAACAGGAGATGTAACAGTAAGCGTTTCTGACGATGGAGTAACATACGCTAAAATGGGTGCAGAGTTTACTACTGCTGCTACAATCTCTGCAAGTGATGTAGACTTTAGTTCTGCTGCGGTATTTACTAAAACATTGTCAGGTACTACTACTTTAACTTTTTCAAACGTAGAAACAGGAATGGCAAAAGACTTAGTAATTACAGGAGACCATCCTTTAACACTTCCTGATTCGGTTAAGACAATCACAGGAACTTATGATGGTACTGTATCAAACCTAATTCAAATAATTTCAACCAATGGTTCAACAGAACAATGGGCAACAATTTCTCAAGAAGCGTAATTATGATAGCAATACAACACGAAGGTGCAATTAAGAAATTTACTTCCTTACCTAAAGTATGGAAAGATGATAATGGAGTACACTTAAATATTACAGATGGACAAGCATTTGGATTTTATCCTATTGTTTCTCCAAGTTATAATTCAGCTACACAATACTTGGGAGACCTTGAATGGGATGCTGACAGTAGTACTTTTACTTACCCTGTAATTGACAGAACTTGGTCTCAAACAGTAGCCGAGTTAAAGGAAAGTAAGATTGCAAACCTAAAAAGTTTATACAACAGAAAATTATCAGAGACAGATTGGTATATAATCAGAAGCCAAGAAGGTACTTCAGCACCTCAAGATGTGTTGGATGCAAGAGCGGCATTGAGAACTGATTGTACAACCAAAGAAGGGGAGATTAACGCACTTACAACAAAGAAGGCGGTAGTTTCTTATTCTTTACCAAACCTTGACTAATGATTAATAAAAGACTTATAAATACAGGGGAAGCTGCACCTGCACCATTCGACCCTTTACAGAACTTTGAAACTGTAACCTATACAGGAAACGGAGGTACACAAAAGATAACAGGGCATATTAGAAAGGGTGCTGCTTTTAATGGGAGTAGTAGTTATGTTGATTTACCTTTACAATCATTATTCAACCCTCCTACAAAACCAACTGTATCAGTATCTTTATGGTTTAATGTATCATCAAATGGATATTTATTTGTTGATTATAATGGTCATACAAATTTAGATATTAACATAAATTCAAGTGGATATTTGGTTGTTAATAATTATTATGGAACATCAGTTACTTATACAGGCTCAACAGATTTAAGGGATAATACTTGGAGACATCTTGTAGTTACTTTAGATAATACAACATCTACTCCCGTTAGAAATATATACCTAAATGGCACGCAAATAGAAACAAATCAAAATTGTGGTACACAAGCATATACCACAAGCGGTCAGGTTGGAGTTTCTTTGGGAGCATTAACGAGTCCTGCTAATACACCTTTAGGTGGTTATTTAAACGGCAAAATAGACCAAGTAAGAATCTTTAACAGAGTATTAGATAGTGGAGAAGTAGGACAATTAGCATTAGAAACCTATGCAGACCCTAAAAAATCAACTACAGATTACTTTGTAGATGGTTCAGGTGTTGCTTTATATGAGTTAGATGAGGATGCGGGAGACAGTTCCGTTACGCAAGTCTCTAGTGTTGCAACATATCAATTAAATGGTAATGCTAATGATTTAACTACAAATTATAATGGTTTTGCTTCAAATGTTACTTACGGAACTGGGCAATTTAGTCAAGCAGCTATTTTTAACGGAAGTAATAGCTATATAGATACAACCTATACCGTTCCTGCTACAACAACTCAATCAATAAGCCTTTGGTTCAAAACTTCTTCAACTGGTAATTATAGAACACTTTTTTCTGATGCACCCGCAAATGGAGCAGCGGTAAATACAAGAATGCAAATTTACATAACACCAACAAGCACTTATGATGTTATTATAGGTAATAATTCAGGTTATTGGATAGGCACAGGAAATTCAATAGCATCTTATATAGATGGAAATTGGCATCATCTTACTGCTACTTATAATGGAACTAGTGTTAAAGTTTATTTAGATGGCTCTTTATTTCAATCGTTTACTTCAACAATATCTTTTGGAACGGCAGGAAATCAAAGTTTGGTTTTAGGTAAAGCAGGATTGAATAACGTAAATTATTGGAATGGCTCAATAGACCAAGTTAGAATATATAACGCTGAACTTTCAGAGGATAATGTAGACACACTTTATAATGAAAGTCTTGCGGATTCATCAACTAATCTTGCTCTTAATGTAGATGGATTATATAGCGGAACACCTACAAACGTAAACTTTTTAG